CGGGAAATCAATGTCATCAATGGTAAACCTGTTCCTGGTCATGAGGCTGAGAAGTCACCTGCGCCACTCAATGCCAATCAAATGGGTGATTCATCGTCTTCTTCCGCCTCAGCTGTTGCCGCCCCCAAGGCGGATTTTCAGTAAGGGGTCGTGCGACGGAGAACCACGAACCCCTTCTGTTTTATCCCTCAAAATTTGTGTCAAAGATCACGGAAAGCATGTCGCTTGATGAAATTCTTTCGCAGTACCCCGTTGAGTTTCGCAAATCTGTGCTTCTGTCCGACATTTCTCCCATTGGTGAGCATATGCCGTATATCGGTAGTATCCCTCGTTTCTTCCGTTCGAAGGAGCCGAAGTACTATGATCAGACTGTGCATGATTTCATCATTACTCATGGTGAGGATCCGAAGATTTATACTGACTATGCTGTTGTTCCGAAGCGTTTGAGCGATTCATATCGTTCCGCTCGTCGATACGACCGTGAGCCCGACCCTCTATCCGATGACGTCAAAGCCAAATACAGTGTTGCCTTCGATTGGCTCGAACGCGAATTTGCTCCCTATCTTGGTGGCTCTCGCCTTTCGTCCTACGAGGAAGTCACTGAATGGCTCCATCCGATGAAGAGTCCTGGGTTGCCCTGGACACAATTGTACCCATTCAAGTGCGATTTGTGGATGTCACCTCACAGTGGCTTCTATGCCAAGTACTGGGATGTTCTTGCAACACCTGACTACATTCATTCTCTCTGCTCTGTCAGTATAAAAGAGGAGGTGCGACCCGTTCATAAGATCGAAACTGGGAATGTGCGAACCATCGTGGCCATGGACACTCAACATGTCGTGGCGCACTTGATGTTGTATTTGCACCAGAACCAGCGTTTGGTCGATACGTGCGGCCAGCATTCAATGTGTCTTGGACAGAACCTTCTCCAAGGTGAGTCCAACAAGTTGGTGTCTCGAATGTCTCTATTTGGTCCCAAATCTGTGCTTGAAGTGGATGGTGACAAGTTCGACTCGCGGAAGCGATCGTTTCAGTTGCGAAAAGTCGAAGAATTCCGTTGGAAGATGCTTGCTCCTGGAGCAAGAACCGCTGAGAATCGTGTTCGTTCCAAAAATCTGTACGAGGAGTTGGCAACAGCCCCCCTTGTGATGCCCGATGGTCATGTCTTTGGACGTGATGGCGGAAATCCGAGTGGGCAAGGCTGCACCACACCCGATAATGGATTTATGAACTATACCGATTGGGCTGTTCTATACCAGTTGCTTGTTCCCGTCGAGTATCAC